CTTCGCCATGTCCTTGACGTCATAGCTGACTGGCCGGTCAACCGGGTCAGCGAGCTGCTACCCTGGCGCATCACACTGCCAACTGAATAACACATCCCCGTCAATACGGTTCTCGCTGTACGCTTACTGATGAAGAGGGTAAACAGTTCGACGAACTCCGCGCCCGGGCTGATACGCTTGAAGTGGAAATTACCCGCCTTGAAGCCGTTGCCAACGATGAGCGCAATCTGCCTGGTACTTCCGTTGAAGGTGAGCCAGTAAGCAACGACGAACTGCGGCACTACATCATGACCGGTGATACCCGTTCTCTCTCCACGCTGGTGCAGGCTGATGGCGGCTATACCGTTATCCCTGAGCTGGACAAAGAGATCATGCGGCAGTTGCAGGATGATAGCGTGATGCGATCCATCGCGACTGTGAAGACAACCAAAACCAACGAATACCAGAAACTGGTATCTGTGGGCGGTGCTGCCGTTAAGCGTGGGACAGAAGGTGAAGCGCGTGCCGAAACTACCACACCGAAGATGGAACGTGTGGATATCAAACTCAGCCCGATCTATGCATACCCGAAAACCACTCAGGAGATCCTCGATTTTTCCGAGGTGGATATTCTGGGGTGGTTATCTTCTGAAATCTCCGACACCTTCAGCGCTACTGAAGAAAATGATTTTGTTAACGGCGATGGTGTGAAGAAGGCTAAAGGCTTTCTGGCTTATGATCGTGTGGCCACCAGCGATAAAACCCGCCCGTTCGGTACGCTGGAGAAAATGGAAATGGCTGCTGTTACCTCTGATGGCCTGATCGACCTGCTGTATAAGCTGAAAGCCAAATACCGCAAAAACGCCGTATGGGTGATGAACTCCAATACTGCTGCCACGCTTCAGAAGCTGAAGAACGGTAACGGTGATTACATCTGGCGCGATCGTCTGGTTGCCGGTTCTCCCGATACGTTGCTGGGCCGTCCTGTTCAGTATCTGGAAACCATGCCGGATGCGGAGGCGGGTAAAGCGTTCCTCGCGGTTGGCGACTTCAAGCGCGGCTACTTCATTGTCGATCACACCACTGGTGTGCGCACCCGTCCTGACAACATCACCGAACCGGGATTCTACAAGGTACACACCGATAAATACCTGGGGGGCGGCGTGGTGGACTCCAACGCCATTAAGGTGCTTGAGCTTTCCGGCTCTGGTTCCTGATCTGATGTTTAAGGGGCTTCGGCCCCTTTTTGCCCTCTGTGGAGTCCAACAATGAAAACAATTGAATTTGAAATCCGAACCTCCGAATTAAGCGCCAGCAATAAAAAGCTGGTGGGCTATGCGGTACGCTGGAACAGCCTGTCAGAAGTTATCTGGGATGAATTCCGTGAGCAGTTCGCGCCGGGGGCGTTTAAAGACAGCCTGGCATCCGGTAGCGATGTGCGTGCTCTGTATGAGCATAACTATACCCAACTGCTGGGGCGCACTAAATCTGGCACGCTGGTGCTGTCCGAGGACGATACCGGGCTGCGCTTCGAACTTACTCCACCGAATACCCAGCTTGGGAATGATGTGCTGGAGCTGGTGGAACGTGGGGATATTTCCGGCATGAGTTTTGGTTTCCGTGTGCTGAAAGAAGCGTGGGATATCGGCCAGTCTCCATACCTGCGCACTGTGACCGCCGCCGAACTGCGGGAAATCACAGTTACGTCTATGCCTGCTTATCCTGAATCTGGCGTGGAAATCGCGCACCGTTCGCTTTTCTCCCAACATCCTGAACTGCGCCGCGCTGGCGATAACCGTCGCCGCTGGGCTGAATTAGCGGGGCTTTGATATGTGGAATATCTGGCCGTTTGGTCGTAAGTCTGAACCCTCTGAGCAGCGCGGCATGACCATTGATGAGTTTCTGGCGATGGCAGGGATTCCAAATACCGGTTCAGGCGAATATGTGTCTGCGGGTACTGCGGAATCTCTGCCGGCGGTGATGAATGCCGTATCAGTTATCAGTGAGGCCGTGGCTACTATGCCCTGCTATCTCTATCGGGTCCGAAATGATAACGGGCGAGAGGCGCGGGAATGGCTGAGCAATCACCCGGTAGATTTTCTGCTGAATGAGCAGCCGAACGACTGCCAGACGCCCTACCAGTTTAAACGCACGATGATGCGCCATTGTCTGCTGAACGGTAACGCCTATGCGGTTATCCAGTGGGGCAGGGATGGCCAGCCACAATCTCTGCATCCGTATGCTCCGGGGGCGGTTGTTCCTGTGCGTATCGGCCAGCATAAGTACAAATATACCGTTACTGAACCGTTTACCGGAGCTGTACGTACCTACCTGCAGGAAGAGATTCTGCATCTTCGTTATGCCACGGATGATGGTTTTCTGGGGCGTTCCCCGATCACCATTTGCCGGGAGGCTCTGGGGTTAGGCCTGGCCCAGCAGCGCCACGGCGCCAGTATTATGAAAGACGGTATGATGGCAGCGGGTGTGGTTACAACAGCCGAATGGCTCGACAAGGTAAAGGGAAAGCAGGCACTGGATGCTCTGGAGCGTTACAAAGGTGCCAGAAATGCCGGGAAAACCCCGATCCTTGAAGGCGGTATGGACTACAAACAGCTAGGCATGAGCAATCAGGATGCCGAGTGGCTGGCCTCCCGCCGTTTCACCATTGAGGATATTGCCCGCATGTTTAACGTGTCGCCAATTTTCCTGCAGGAATACAGCAACAGCACCTACAGCAATTTCAGTGAAGCGAGCCGCGCATTTCTCACCATGACGATGCGCCCGTGGTTGGCAAACTTCGAACAACAAATTAAATCTGCTCTGCTGGTGGCTTCTCCTGTGCCTGGTAGCCGTTATCTGGTGGAGTTCGATTCCGCTGACCTTCTCCGTGCAACTCCAACCGAACGTTACGTGACCTACGAACGTGGAATAAAGAACGGGATTATGAATCCGAACGAAGCCCGTGAGCGTGAAGGGATGCCGCCGCGTGAAGGTGGTGACGAATTTAGCCAGGCATGGAAGCAGCATATCGAGGTTAACAGCAACAAAGGTAATAAGGACGGTGACGAATGAAAACAGGAAGGATGAAACACCGCGTAACCCTGCAGCGATTTGAGGAAGGTCGCGGGCCGCTGGGCGAGCCGATGAAGCGCTGGGGGGATTATGCGACCGTCTGGGCCGAAGTTAAAGGGATCTCCGGGCGGGAACTGGTGTCATCCGGTTCACTGGCATCGGAAGTCACCCTGAGGATCTGGATACGTTTTCGTAGTGATGTGAAACAGGGGCAACGTGTTCTCTGCCATACATCAGTCACTGGCGGTGATGTATTTGGCATTGTGGCCGCCATTCCGGACAACAATCGTACCAGCCTTGAACTGTTGTGTAAGGGAGGCGCCAGCAATGATTGAGTTAGTCAGCCTAGCTGAGGTCAAGGCGCATTGCCGTATTGAACCGGATTTTGATTTAGAGGATGACCTTATGCTCGGGTATATCGCTGCCGCGCTGGAAGTCTGCCAGAAGCATATCGGCAGGCGCTTTGATGAGGGGCTGGCGTTCAATCCAGCGATTAAGGTGGGCTGCCTGCTACTGATAAGCCACTGGTACGAGAACCGCGAAATAGTGGTGGATAAGGTGGCAACGCTTCCCTTCACCACAACCTCCCTGTGGAACTATTACCGTGATGTGGGGGTTTACTGATGCCGTGGAAACCCTTACGCCGGTGTACAGAGCCAGGATGCAATAAACGCGTGAAGTCGGGTAAGTGTGATGAGCACCGGCGGGAAGCGTGGCGGGCTGAGGATGCCAGACGCGGCCATCGTCGCGCCCGCGGTTACTCTGCTTCGTGGGAGAAGTATCGTGTTCAATATCTGAAACGCTATCCCCTCTGTATTGAGTGCCAGAAGCAGGGCCTCTATGTTCCTGCGAAGATTGTTGACCACATCATCCCGATCAACGGTGGTGATGATGTCCTGTTCTGGCCGGAATGGAATCACCAGCCATTGTGCCAGACGCATCATAACCACAAGACCACCAGACAGGATCCCACCACCAAAGCGAACCGCCAGGCCGGACTGTACCGCGAGCAGGAAGAACGTGCAGCACATCGCAATGACTGGATATTTGAAGATGCGCGGCTGTAATCGCTCCCTGCAAGAGGGCGTGAGCGGGGTGGGGGAGGGTTTCAGGACAACCCCTCTACTGCAAGGCACCACCCGCTTCCTCAAATTTTTACGCACGGTGATTTTTTTGAAAGCAGTAAGCCTTAAGGAAACAGGAAGTAATGGCAAGAGCACCCAAACCACCCACCTATCTTGATGAAATAGCGGGACAGCAGTGGAAGACAAAAGCAAAGCAGATGGCTGAGCGCGGGGATTTAACCCCTGCGGACTGGAACAACCTTGAGCTGTATTGCGTCAACTATTCCATGTACCGGAAAGCCGTTGCAGATATTGCCCTGCGCGGGTTTTCAGTTGAAGGATCTCGCGGGGCCACCACCAGTAATCCGGCGCTGAAAGCCAAATCTGATGCTGAGAAAATTATCATTAAAATGTCGTCTCTGTTGGGTTTTGATCCTGTAAGTCGTCGCCGTAACCCGGTTGAAACGGAAGAGGAGGACGAACTTGACTGTCTGGGATGAGTACGCAAACGCTGTAAAATCGGGGGAGATCCCGGCCTGTAAACGACTGAAACAGGCCGTAAACAGGTATTTTTCAGACCTGTATGACCCTCAGTATGTGTTCGATACCGCGACCGTAGAGCGGTTTATTGCCTTCTCCCGGCTTTGTCCACACGTTAAAGGACCGCTGCGGGGCCAGCCTATCGAGCTGGAGCCGTGGCAGCAGTTCGCCTTTGCTAATCTGCTGGGCTTTAAAGTCAGCGAGTCGGGCCGCCGGAAGTACAGCAGCGCCTTTATTGAGGTGCCGCGCAAGAATGCCAAATCCACCGTGGCCGCCATGCTGGCTAACTGGTTTCTGGTAATGGAGAAGGGCCAGCAGGATATTTACACAGCGGCAGTGAGCCGGGATCAGGCCCGGATCGTGTTCGACGATGCCCGCCAGATGTGTCTGCTGTCAAAACCTCTGAAAAAGCGTGTCAGTATTCAGGCGCACAAGGTCATTTTCCCGAAGAGTAACAGCCTGTTAAAGCCGCTGGCGGCGAAAGCGGCCACCATCGAGGGGACTAACCCCAGCCTGGCGATTGTTGATGAGTACCACCTTCACCCGGATAACGGTGTTTATTCCGCGCTAGAGTTGGGTATGGGGGCTCGTCCTGAGGCGATTTTGTTCGCTATTACGACCGCCGGTAGTAACGTTGTCTCTGCCTGTAAGCAACATTATGACTACTGCTGCCAGATTCTGGCCGGGGAAGAATCCAATGATTCGCTGTTCGTCCTGATCTACGAGCTGGACGACGAAAGCGAGGTGGAGCAACCGGAAATGTGGATCAAAGCTAACCCTAACCTGCATGTGTCCGTTGACGCGGCGAAGCTGGAATCCACCATCCAGAAAGCGCGGGGCATCCCGTCGCAGTGGGTGGAAATGCTGACCAAACGTTTCAATATCTGGTGTCAGGGCTCCACGCCGTGGATGGGGGCCGGCGCATGGGATGCCTGTTCGCTTGATTACACCGAAGACGATTTGGCCGGAATGGAGTGTTACGCCGGGTTTGACCTGTCCTCAACCAGCGACATTACCAGCGTAAGTTACGCTTTCCCGTTCGACAGGGAGATCCGTCTGCTGACCCGCCATTATCTGCCGGAAGCACAACTGCTTAACGTTGCCAACAAAAACCGGGCCATCTACCGCCAGTGGGTGAAGGCAGGCTGGATACGCACCACGCCGGGCGACTGTATCGACTATGACCGCATCCGTGACGATATTTTGCGTGATGCCGAAATATTCAATATCCGGTTGGTGGGCTTCGATACCTGGAACGCCACGCATCTGCGCACTCAGCTGCAGGGGGCGGGCCTTGATGTGGAGCCGTTCCCGCAAACCTATCTTAAATTCAGCCCGGTAGCGAAATCTTTTGAGGTGTTCGTAAACCGTAAGGTGGTGCGCCACCGCGGCGATCCGGTTCTGGCCTGGGCGATGAGTAACGTGGTGATGGAGTCTGACGCCAACGCCAATATCAAGCCTAACAAGAAAAAATCAGCCAACAAGATAGACCCTGCTGTTTCTGCGCTGATGGCGTTCGGTACCTTCCAGGCTGAGCACGAGGATTTTGCATTCGATATGAGCGACAGCCACAAAAAACGGCTGGCTACGTTTAACGGTATTTGAGTTTTTCTGACGTTACAGATGCCATGCAAGTTATCTAACTACAAAAAATTTTTGAGAGGTATTTATGAGCGAAAAAATGACACAAATAGAACTGAGCGGTGTTCTTGGTAAGACTTTTGGCAAAGTCCACTATCGTTTAATAAGCACAATACATGAAGCTGGTGGTGCGTTGGCTGCGACCCTTCCGGGATTTGAAAAGTTCATGATTAAAAGTAAGGAGCAGGGATTAACCTTCGCTGTTTTCAGGGGCAAGAGGAATATTGGTGAGGATGATTTGGGGTTCCCCTCTACTGGCGAAGTTATTCGCATTCTTCCTGTTGTTATTGGCAGTAAAAAGGCGGGAGTATTACAGACAATTCTTGGTGCAGTTTTGGTGGTAGTGGGGGTGATAGGCTCCACTATCGGCCAGGCATGGGGCGGTGGAACTTGGGGGCCATATATGGCACAGGCCGGTGCAGCAATGATGCTTGGAGGCGTCGTCCAGCTGCTCTCCCCACAGCCTGCAGGTCTGGCCCGTAAGGAATCTCCCGAAAATAAAGCGTCATATGCCTTTGGTGGTGTTACCAATACCGCCTCGCAGGGGTACCCGGTAGGCCTTCTTTACGGTAAGCGCCGGATCGGTGGTGCAATCATTTCCGCTGGAATTTATATAGAAGATAAACAGTGATAATAAATGAGCCTGAAGTTATTGTTTCAGGCTTGCATTTGTGTTTTTTTACTTGGTTTTTCCGTCTTTGAAAATCATTTGTTTTGAACCCGAAAGGTAGTTTTGAACTATGCCTAGTAAATCTTTTGAATAATCAATTGTAGATGTGAATGTTATAGGCTCATGGTATTCGTAACCAAGTTTGTAACCGGTAATTTTTACTTTAAAATCGCCGTTCTCACTTTGGAGATAAGAGTTATCGTTCAATTTCTCTATATAAGTTCCAGATCCATATTTTAAATCTGGTATTTTAGTTGTCAATAAACTGGATAGTTTGTAAAGGGAGTAAAAATCCCCATCAATACAATTGTTAATGAAAATTTCATTATTCAGCATGTTGTTAAGTTTTAGAATTATTTTATCCACATTCCAATCTTTTTGCGAGTCTAGCCATGATTGTTCAATGGATGGCGTAAAGTATTTTATTATGGGTGGCGATATTGCAGTGACATTTAATTGAATTTGCTTTATTAATGGTGTGCCGTCAGGTGCCGTCCAGTCGGTATCATTCGCCTCACGTACAATAAGTAAATCTATTTTGTGGTTTTCTGCTTTTATTTTTGCACCGCTTTGATAACCGGTTTTTGTTGCATAAATAAGTCTTAGCCCCGGAATGTCATTTGTTTTACCAAGAAATGCGTCAATTTTATCAACAGTGATGGTCGACGCATAGTCCTTGCATTCAATCACTGTTTTATATTCATATCCTCCAATGTTAAACTCCCAATAAACGTCAAACTGCCTTGCGATGCCATTTCTGTCTGTTATTATTTTATTTGTTTCTACTTTTATATTTTTTAAGTGAGAGATACCTTCTGCATTTATCAAGCTTTGATGTATCGTCCCAACAAACTCTTCATATGCCTTGCCAGTGTTTTTAATCATATGACTCTTCATTATAAGGAAGGTTGATTTGACGGAATGCCAATGTATGTATCTTTAACTGACATCGACCATTATATATTGGAATTGTTGCGTCTTAGCAGCACATCATTGAACATTTGTAGACGTGCTTAATAAGGTGAACTATATCTTAGGTTTAGGTGTTCCACACCATGCTTCCTCCTGCTTTATTCCGTGTGTTGTTGATATTATGTTAATGATGCGGGTTATGTCGGCATCTAATGGATGTTTGTAACTTTAGCTCTTCTACTTGTGTATTGCTATGTGTATTGCATCAAGGGTTGAACAGTAGACTAGCCCCATAGATCACCGGACACTTCGCCTCTCTTAAAATAAGAGGTAGTCTTAGACCTATGTTTAACACCAGTCAGAATAATAAGATGGTTGAAGTGTTATCAGGACCCGAGCGGCGACGA